TCATAGTGGTAGATATTTCACAAGATGACCTATCTTTATGTCTTTTTAATTCATTACCTTTAGCATACATTCTTGTATAAGAATAAGTTGGTATTAATTTTATCTTTGTATGTTGTTCCATAATTGGCTGTACTTTTAATAACAAAGTATCCATAGCAATATCAGCATAATGTGAAAAAGAACCTGGGACTTGTGTATCATTCCAATGTCCAAAATATTCTGTATATGGAGAAACAAAACCACTATGCAAAACTGTATAAGCTACATCTTTTTTCATAGAGTAATAATTATATAAAAAATTTGCCATCTCTTTACTGATAGCTTGTTTAATAATTAAATAATGATCTTGTTGAAAATTATTCATGCGTAGTAATTAAAATTTATTGCTATTCTAAATGGTTTATCGGTACAGTTAGTTCCTGAATGTTCTTCATCACTATCAAATATTAAAATCTTATTCTTTTGACTTATTATTTTTTTACCACCGTTTTTAAAAATAGTAAATCCATTATTTGTATTTACATAATATACTGCTGTTTTTAAATTTTTATAATCAAAATCTATATGATAACCGTGAATGTTAATATTATCTTGTTGATGGTTTAAATTTGCTTTTATACGAACCAGAGCTTTAGGTTTTAAATAGTCTAATATAGGTTTTAGTATATTAAAAAAATCACTTGTAACTTTGTTATCATCAAAAAAAATATGTGTCATTTGATAATCTTTTACATTTTCAGGAGGAACTATTTGATTGATAAAATATGGAAAATAAAAACCACTAAAAATAGATTCAATATAATCTGCATCTTCTTCTTTTATAATATTATCTTTTACAATCATTTGAATGGATTTCCTAAACCCCATACCACCAAACTATAACGAAGTCCATCAGTTACAGGTTTTACCTGGTGTAACACATAAGATGGAAATACAATTATAGAACCTTTTGGTAACATATCTTTTACACTTTCAATCTTTGTTTTTTCGTTTTGAAAATACTTAAACATTAATTCTCCACCCTTATAATCATTAGGATTAGATAAAACAATAACTGCTGATATTTTTCTTGTTTTACCTCTCCAGTTTATATTGTCATGGTTAATATCAAAAGGTTTAGAAAAAGAATCAGTATGCCAGCCGTAATGTTGATTTAATTTATATTTAGTAAATTGTACACTTTCTAAATAATCAAAATGATAGTTCCAACCAGCTTGTTCATTTGCCTTATTTAAAAACGGTCTTATTTCTCTATAGATCCATTCTTGATCCAACCAAGACACATTAGAATTTCTTTTCTTTTTTAATTGTTTTTCTTCTTTTTTATTTAATTCTTTACTTTCTAATCCACCTGTTCTCGCTAAAAGTTCATTTTGTGAATTACCATATTTAATAACTTCATCGCAAAATACATTTGAAAAAGCATTTTTAAAATAATAATATTTATTATATGGGTTCATTATCAATAAAATTTATATTTATAACCATTCTTCTATCTTCATCAGTTTGTCTTATAGCATAATGTTTTATTAAACCATCAAATATTAATAATCTATTTTCAATAGATTTAATTTTTTTATTTTTATTTAAAATAGTCATACCATTGTTAGTATTTATATAAAATATAGCTGTAGTATGTGAAAAAGGATGGTCTGTGTGATTTTTACTTTTAGAGGCAGTACCTGTATTAATTAATAAATTTGCCATAACTCTAATAAGAGTAATAGGTTTTAATTTTTTTAAAATTGGATTCATAATTTGATTTGAATATTGAGAATTAAAATTATTATCTATATAAAATATATGATTAAAATAACTAGCATCGTTTTTTGTTTGTTCATTATTATAAAACCAAGGAAAATAAGTTGAATTAAAAATATCTTTTATAATATTAAATTCCTTATCTTCTAAAAAATTATCTATTATATTGTAATTCAACATAAGAATCTTTATCTCCTACTTTACCTACAGGAAAAAAATTACAAGCAATAGAATATCTTGTTTTGTTTGTTAGATTAGGTTTTATTTCGTGAAACACATCTGCTGGAAATATAACTAATTTATTTTTTTTAGGTTTAACTTCAAAATAGGTACAGTTATTAGTATTCCATTCTGTAGGATTACAGAATAAATTATTTAATTGATAATTATTGAAAACTATTTCTGATGATTCATCAAGATAATAAACAGCACTAAACATACAGTTAGAATGTGCGTGACTTTTTCCAGATGTTTTAGGTTTAAATTTAGCAACCCAAGAAGATGGTATTATAAAATCATTTGCTATTTTGTAAATTTCACTTTTATATTGATAAAAACAATTTAATATTTGTTTTTTTAATTCAAACAATTCTGGTTTATTTAATATTTCATTACTTTCAGATTGTTCTGATTTTAAGTATTCGTGATTAATATGATACTTTTCTTTTTTAATTGTATTTAATATTTTTTTAGTATCAATATCTAGGTAAAATACTCCAATATGTTTAGCAAATAAGCTAACTGTATTCATTTATAATTAAGTTTATAACTTATTCTGTAGTCAAATCCCAAGTTAAATCTGTACTATTCCAAATATAGTAATTATTATTTTCATCTCTTGCTGACCATCTTAGATTAGATTCTTCCCATTCAGGCCCAGATAATAATGGATCATTATTTAAAAGCGTGCTGTTAGCAGGCATAGTCGTAGGTGCTTCCCAATCATCATTAGAATTTAAAGTCCAAGATGAATAAGGTTGAACACATATAAATTTATCTTTTGTAGAATCATAATAATGGTGATCTTTTCCAGGATATTGTTTTCTAGCATTACCATTATAAGAACATTGTTTCCAATAAGTGTTAGGATATGTTCCACCAAATTGTTCTAATAAAATTGGATCGTTTGGTATATTATTTTGTACCCAAGTTTCAGTTTCAGTAGAATATTCTCCACCATTAGCATTAACATCATCATTAGAAACAACAACTGTTCTAATTACAATATTATCTGATTGTTTTATTTCAGCAAAATGTGCCATATTATTTCCACAAACTTTCTTTTTTGTAAGTAAAGGCTTCTTTTAATTTCCAAACTCCACTTGCAACCCAAGGCCCTGCACCTGGTTCATTTACTATAACTATACCAGAACCTCCAGCTTGACCATTTTTACTATTACCCCAATCATTTCCACCACCGCCACCTGTGTTATCAGTTCCAGCAGTTGCATTTCCATGTGGGGCACCAGGCCCTACATCTGAATTTCCACCACCACCTAAACCACCTGATCCTAAATTTATATCATAAGTTGGGGGTTGGTTATCTGAAGATGGACTTGGACTGCCACCATTTGAAGTATAGTTACTGCCTCCTGAACCTCCACCAGCATAATAAGTTGCAGTTCCTGTAATATCTGATTGTTTTCCTATTCCACCATTTACTTGTGTATATGAACCGCCTGTGCCTCCAAAACCAGCACCACCTCCAGCTCCACCAGAAGCGAATTGAAAAGTACCTCCAGCAAAACCTTCTGGAACAGGAGAGTATAAACCTGAGTTACCCTTACCTCCATATGCTCCACCTGGATGGGTACCACAGCCTCCACCAGAGCCACCATCATTACCACTTCCTGTCAAAGCACCTCCGCCTCCACCGCCTGATGCGGCTATTGGAGAAGTAGCACCAAAAGTAGATGCAGCACCATCTCCACCTGTTGAACCAGGAGAGCTATTAGTACCAGAACCTCCACCTCCAACAGTTATTGGAACAGGCGAACCTGGAAATGGGTGTCCTGAAATATCTCTAAAACCTCCAGCACCACCACCAGAGCCTCCGCCTCCACCGCCGCCGCCTCCAGCGACTACTAAAACTCTACCAGATGATAGTGTTGGTACAAAAGTTCCAGGTGAATTGAATGTTGTAACTTTATCGCCTAAAGTTGGGTCGTTAACTGTACCAATGATTCCGCCATTTGCCATTGTTAATTACCTTCCTATGCGTCGTCTAATACTTCATATGAAATAAATAAATCTAAATCAGATGCAGCACTAGCTCCACCTTTAAGAATATCACCTTCCATTAAATAGATAGGTGTATCTGATAATACCAGAGTTGCATCAGCTGGTACTGAAACTGTTTTTGCTAAATATACTGTTGAATTACCTGTTGCAGTGATTCCTGATGCGCCGTTACCTAAACCGTCAACAAACAAATCTACATCTGCAGAATTTGTTCCATCAACGTTTGCAACTGTGATTCTGTTTATTTTTAAAATTTTATCTGCATCAACTGTTAATAAAGTTGTAGTTGCAGTAGCAGTTAGGTTAAAACCTAAGTTACCGCCTACGATTGATGTTACATTTACTATATTTGGGTTTGCCATAATTATCTCCTTTTATCCGAAAACGATCGCCATTGCAATAGCTTTTCCTGTTGAAATTCCTGCATCATTAAAGCTCAAAGCTCCTGATCCATTGGTAGTTATTGCCTGTCCACTAGTACCATCTGCTGTAGGTAAAGTAAACGCTAAATTAGAACCCATTGCTCCTGCTTTTAAATCTAAATAACTTGATCCATCGTCAGTGTCTTCAGTAAATCTAAGAGTACCTGCTCTAGTAGCGTTAGCTACTAAATTTACAACACCACTTCCATTTGGATTTAAATCTATATTTGCATTTGATGTAGTTACAATATCTTGACTATTCATATCAAGATCACCACCTAATTGTGGAGTTGTATCATCAACAACTGCAGCTATACCTGTTCCAATTGCTAAAGTTGCAATGTCTGGATTAGTTCCATCATTTGCTGTTGCAAAAACAATTTTATCACCTTTGTCTGTTGTTGCAAAAGTAAAAGTATCTCCTGAACCAGTTGCATATTTAAACTGAACTGTAAAAGAACCTGTTGTTGAATTTCTTAAAATGTAAAAAGTTTGAATATCATTTGGAATTGTAACAATTTGATTTCCTGTAATTGTTCCAGTAAACTCAATCATTCTTTGTTGAGCTGTTCCTGTTAGTGCACCATCATCAACATCTAAAGTTGTAGTTTGTGCACCACCTGCAATAGATACTTGTGCAAAGCCACCTGTTATTTGTTCAATAAGATCTAAATTATTATTTGTTTTTGTTCCCCATGTACCAGCGTTTTCGCCAGTAGCCATTTTTTCTATACCGAGAGGTGTATATGTTGATGCCATAAATTTTTATCTCCTATGCAGCGTCACTATAACTTGTATTTGATCCAGTTGCAACATCAGAATATGATGTATTTGAACCAGTTAAAATTCCACTATAAGCCGTATTTGAACCAGTGTCAACATCCTGATAGTGAATAATAAATGGTTCTCCAACAGTTGCGGTTAATGTAAATGTTGGTAATCCAACTACTTGATCTTTAGGATCTACACTACCAATAGCAGCGCTAAATGATACTCCTGTTAATCCCATTATTTGATCAGGGACATCTACGATTGTACCTATAGAAGCACTCATAGATATACCTGTAATAGGGGCACTGACTGACCCAGCACCAACCACGAAACCTATTGCAGAATCTATTTGTAATCCAGTCGGTGCTACTGCATCATTAGGAACAATTACTGTTCCTTGGTTAGAAGTTATTTCAAATCCTGTAGGCTCAATAATTGTTGTAGTATCTACTACTGCAGTTCCTTGTTCTGATGTAATTGATAAACCTGTAACCGATACATCTTCGTTAGGTGCAACTGCGGTTCCTTGTTCTGATGTAACAGTAAATGTGGGTAAACCAAATACCTGATCTTTTGGATCTATGACACCAATAGCTGTTGTAGCTGACAATCCTGTAATAGATGGTGCAACTGAAATACTTGCTTGAGCTGTACCTTGCAAGTCATTCATTTCTAAACCATTAGGTTCAACAGTTACACTTATAACATTTGAAATTGTTCCTAACGTAGATGAAAACTGTTGACCAGAAATTGCAACTACCGCATTTCCTGAAATAGTTACTGAATCGTTTAATGTAGATGTAATTGATAAACCAGTAGGCTGAACTACTTCACCAGAAAGATCTCCCCACTCTCCAGCACCCCAGGCTTTTGCACCCCAACCTGTAGTTAATAATTGATCCTCACCCCACTCGGCTTGGCCCCAGGTGAATCGTCCCCATCCAGACATGGGCTACTCCTATGCTAATCTTATGATTGCGTTCGATGAATCGTTTGCAGGAAACTGTATTTCGAAAGTTCCGTTAGTTGCAGTTTTATCAGAACCAAAAGCGATTACACAAACTGCTTCAGTAGTACCAGTACCACCGTCTGTTGTTGTGTTGTAAATTAATGCACCATTTGCTGTGAATGAAGCTGATGTCCAAGATACATTAGAAAAATCTGTAAACGCAGTTGTTGAAGTTAAACCAACTCCTGTGTTTGTTAATGTTTCACCACCAGCAGAGTATGCTGATCCTGCATCGTTTGTAATTTCATTTGTAGCATTATAATCAGTTGTTGCTGCACCTAAAGTTGCTGAACTTGTATACAAAGCTATTTTAAAAGTATGACCACCATTACCAGAAGTTTGAAAGTCATGCTTTCCTTCTAATAATTCTTGTTTAAAACTTGAACATATTGCCGATACTATTGCCATAATTTATCTCCTATTAAGGTGACGGAGAAGGGACTTGTATACGAACTGTACCATCAGTGTAATCGTCTCTTTTACGTCTACCAAGTTGCTCTCCAGCAAACTTTTGTACTTCTTGTTTATATTTATTTTCATATAATGTCAACATATCTATTGGACCTTTTAAATAAGAAAATGCTTCTACTAAACAAGCATATAATAATCCATTTCCAAAATATTGACTTACATAAGTTGTAGTATTTGAACCAGACAATCCAGTTGGAATTGCTTCATAATGTATTTTAAATACATAAGTATCATCTGGTGCAGGAGCTAAAAAAAGTCTTCCTGAGGTCGTATCAGTTACACCTGTTGCTCCACCAAACATAGCATAGTATTTTGGCTGTGCTCTAGCTGAAGTTTCTGTAGATGGTTGATATTCTTGCAAATAAGTTTCATCTTTTTTTTCTAACCAAACATTGT